ATCTCGATAGAATTGATGGTGTCTTCCTCAATAAGAAAGGAAACTTTATTGTTAAGAAAGGCAACTCTTCACTCAATCCATCTAAACCAGAATCTCCTGATGATGCGATTGCTCTATACTATCTCTCCATTCCTGCATACACAGAGAATATTAAGGATATCCGTGTAACACCTGTCGATAATCGTCGTTACACGATGCGTGACATTGGTAAGTTAGAGAAGCGTGTTGAGCGTCTAGAGTATTACACCACTCTAAGTATTCTTGAGCAGCAAACATTCAATACTCAGATTAAGGATAATATTGGTCTTGATAGATTCAAGTCTGGTATTATTGTAGATAACTTTGAGAATCATGCAATTGGCAACTTAAAGTCATTTGACTATAAGTGCTCTATTGACACCCAACAGTCTGTATTAACTTCTCCTACTGTAGAAAATTCTTACGGATTGAGAGAAATTTCTACTACTAATCAAGAAAGGTTTGTTGCTGGTTATGAAAGGACGGGTCATATCTTAACTCTTCCTTATGCAACTCAAGATTTTGTTTCTAATAAGTTTGCAACAACAGATGGTAAGATTAATCCAAACCCATTCGTAGTTGTCCAATATGTTGGTGATGCTGCTATCTCTCCATCTATTGACCACTGGTATGACAACACCCAGGCACCAAACATTCTGAATAATGACACTAAAGTATTCTCTGTATTTGTCAACAAAAATGACGCCAGAGAAGGTTATGCAAGTCTCAATAACTTCTACATTACTAACTGGGTTGGCACGAATAGAGCATTCTTCAATGTTAGCTCTTTAAATGATATTACAACTAACACGGAAACAAATGTTGTAGCAGCAACTATCTCTACTTCATCAAATATTAGTCCACAAAATAATGAAGTTGGAAAGGGCATCACTACTGTAAATAATGGTGATAGCGTAGTTGCTTCTTCTTTACAACTTTATGCTAGGTCGAAGGCAATTAAATTTACTTTAAGAAGACTTAAGCCTAATACAAAATTCTATGCTTTCATTGACGGCAGAAGCGTATCTCGTTATATTTGTCAAGATGTTAGATTCACTGGTATTCCTGCTAATTCATTAGGTCCATTTGGTGTAAATGCTGATGGGTCCGCAATTAAATCTGACGCTAACGGTGATGCTAGTGGTCTCTTGATTTTCCCAGCAGGTCCTGCTCCACTACAAAATGCTACTTGGTCAGGTGATATTAACAGTGTTGCATATGAGTCTGAAGGGGAAGAATTAAACTTCACCACTGGTATTAAGACAATTAGATTTACTACAAGTGATGAAGATGATAATGATTCTAGCGTAGATAGTTTCGCTGAGTGTAAGTATTACTGCACTGGCACATTCCCCAAACAACCATCTGCAATCATCTCAACAATTCCTTCATTCTTGAAAGGTTCTGAAGGTATTCAATTTATTGATAACGCATCCACACAAGCAAAACCAAGTCCTCTATCTCAAACATTCCGTGTCGAAAATATGGATGGTGGTTGTTTTGTCACTGGTGTTGACCTCTTCTTTGCAGAGAAGAGCTCTTCACTACCTATCAGAGTATACTTATCTGATACAAACTCTGGCAAACCAGGCACATACATCGTCCCAGGCACAGAAGTTGTCAAGTCTTCAGACACTTATCTAAAGATTTTCACTAGTGGAAGTCTTGATTTGTTGATTGGAGAGACAATTTCTGGTTTCAACTCAGGTGTTAAAGGTGTAGTCAAAGAAGTCATTGACCAGAATGGCAATCAACTTCTACCAACTCTACAGAATACTGTGAGAGTTAATAACGACCAAGTTTATACTCTAGTCCTTTCTAATTATATAAGTTTGGATGGGTCACCATTCCAACAGAATGAGAATCTAGCAATTCCATCGTTGATTACTCAAAATACACTAGACAATACTAGTTTGACAGTAACTATTTCCAAGGATTCTGGCAGAATTGTTGCTCTTAATATCACTGATTATGGCGAAGGATATGATTCAGCAACACTGGTCATCCAAAGTCCTCAACTTCCTGGTGGTAGTGTTGCAACAGCAAACGTATTCATCTCGAATGGTGAAGTATTTGACACTTCTATTCTTCTAGAAGGGTCTGGTTATACTGATGCACCTTCTATTATTCTAAGACCTAATGGGTCTATTAGCAGAGAAGCAGTAATCGATCCCGTTATTGAGATTGATACACCTGCCGTTAGAATGGGTGTTTCTGTTGACCCACAAGATGGACAAACTTTAGATTCAGTATCTCCAACTAGATTCACATTTGACCATCCAATTTACCTACAAAATAACACCGATTATGCGTTAGGTATCGAAACAGATTCTACCGACTACAGAGTTTGGTCTTCTAGACTAGGTGAAACTGATATTTCTACTTCTCAAACCATTACACAACAACCTCTACTTGGGTCTGTATACAGGTCTCAGAATGTTGATGCATGGACAGAAGACTTGAGTCAAGACATTAAGTTTGTGATGAAGAGAGCAGTATTTGTTACTGATACTCCTGCAAATATCAGATTGACTAATGAAGAGTTGGGTTATGAATTGTTGGATGCAAATCCTATTCAAACAGATGCTTCATCTAACGATAGTGCAGATTCCCCTCTATTCAGAAATAATAATAAAATTATTAAAGTTAGTCAGCAAAACTCTGGTTTTGAAGATTCTGGTAAGTCGTATGTCACTTTCCGTCAGTCAGTTGATATTGGTGGTATTGAAGGAGAATATATCAATTCCACGTTATTTGAAGTAAGTAACTCTGGATTAAATTCTTATAATATTGTTTCTAATCTAGGTGCTGGGTCTAGCACATTTGGTGGTGGAAATACTGTCCTAGCATCTTACAACAGAAAGTATGAAAAACTATATCCAAGAATTGGGTATCTTTCATTCAGTGAGACGCCATTCAATGTAGGGGTTAAAACTACTAATATTATCCCTCAAGATTCACCTGGGGAAAATTTTGTTTCATATTCACAAACTGACTATGAAACAACATTCTTGAATGAAGAGCATTTCTTTGATAATCAAAAAGTCATCGCTTCTACATTCAATGAAGTTAAAAATAATCTCGACGAATCTTTAGAGTATAAGTTTACTTTCTCAACTGGAAAAGATAACTTATCACCTGTTATTGATTTAAGGTCTTCATCTGTTAAAGTTATATCCACTCAAATTGATAAACCAAAAGGTAATGAAGTGAGATTTGGCAGAAGATTTAAGTTACTTTCTTTCTATCCTGTTTATAAGTTTAAGGTTACTAATCTTCCTGTTGACCAGGCAGGCGACCCAATTATCCCAACAGTAGACCAAAGTGTTACTGGAGATACATCAAACTGCCGTGGTGATATTATTAAGGTAGTTGGGTCTTTAGTTTATGTTAAAGTTAAAAATAGCAGTGTATTCCAAGCAGGTGAAATTTTAACATTCGGTGTCCAATCTTACACTGGTGTTGCTGTTTCTCCAGATGGCATTACTAGAGTTGTAAGTAACTTCACTCCAAATACACAGGTAGAAGTTTTCCAGGAAAATCTTTCTGATAGATTTAACACAGAAATCTATGGCACAATTATTTCTTGGGATGAGAAATCCGAAACTCTCATAGTCTTAGAAGAAAAGGCACCAATTGATGGTGATTACACATCTCCAGCAACTAGCAATTTTGCTAGAAACTCTTCTAATGGTGGTGATAATCAAGTCAGTGATATCATCAGAGTTGGTGATAATCTATGGCATCAAAATATTGCGCCAGCAGATGCTACTGACCTAAATGAATCGGTTGCTGGATTTGTTGAAGTTTCTTCTGTAGATTATTCTTCGGGAGTAAGTTTCACGCCTGATACCACTTCTAAGAATAGCACTTCTCTATCTAAATATGTTACTAAAGAAGTAACACTTGCAAATCCAGCAACAACAATTGAAGTTAGGTTGTCTGCAAACATGGCAGACCAAGATGATGTCGAGGTATATTACAAATCAAAACCTGTAAACTCTCAACTAGTCTTTGATGATATTGAATGGGTTGCATTTAATGGTAGTGGAATGCCAGATATTGAGGTCATTCCTTCTAATGAAGCAGCTATTTCTGGATTGTTTGAATCTCAATCTTCATACAAAGAGCATAAGTATAGTGTTTCTGATTTGAATGAATTTGATTCATTTGCTGTGAAGATTGTTATGAAGACATCCAATCCCTGTTATACTCCTAAAATTCAAGACGCGAGAATTATAGCGGCATACTGATGAATAAATTTGCAAAAGTAGAAGGTCATGATGACCTCTACCGTGATAACACTACTGGTGCCATAATAAATACAGATAAAAGTATATTTAACCATACTAAAAAATCTGCTTCTGCTTCAGGGATTATTAAAAATCTCCAATCAGATGTAGAAACTTTGAAAAGTGAATTGTCTGAAATTAAACATCTTCTAAAAGAA